TCAAAGTAATTCTAGTAGCATCAGAAAGTAAGTCAGTTCCAAAGAACAAGTTAGATTTTTGAGCTATTACTAATTGATTATCTATCATTCCGTTACAAACAGCAATTTTGTACCCTTCAAACATTGGAACGTAATCTCCATTCATATTGTAAGCATTTACATAACCTAAAGTAGATACTGCACTAATGTAGTATTGGTAAGTTCTTTGGTTCATATAGATGTGTAAGTCTTCTTTTCCTAATGCAGCAACAGGAATAGCAGCTACAGCAGCTTGTAAGTTAGCTATGATGTTTGCAGCAGTATAAGCAGCAGTAGCAGCATCTTGTACAACAGTACCATCAACTCCAGGTAAAAGTAAACCTGTAGCAGCTCCGTTGAATCCGTTAAATTTCCCTGCAACAGCAGTTCCTGTCCAAATAGAATTTTCAGTTGCTTCTGCTATAATTTCACCCATATAAGAAATTACATAGTCATCAAAAGATGCAGGAGGTGGTGCGCCTGCTCCTGCTCTCATTTGTAATGCTTCCCAAGAATCAAGTAAAGTAGACTTACATAAGTCAAGATTAACTTGAAGATTTTTTGGTTCTAATACTTTTTCAGTTAAAGCAAGTGTTCCTGCTCCTGTGAAATCACAAGTAGCATCAGCAACTACTCCTGAGCCTGCCATTTTCTGAATATTAGATTTGAATTTCACGTTCTCTATCATTGTAAGATAGTCTAACGAGTTTGATGCTTTTAAAGCTGCTGAGATGTAGAATCCTGCTGCTTTACCTGCAAAGTTTGATGTTGTAGTAAACGCCATTTTTTTTGTTTGTTTTAGTTTATATTATTAGTTATGTAAATTGTATAAGAATTTTTCTTGTTTTGTCATTCTTTTAAAGTCTTGTGCAGTTGGTGTTGCTCTTTCTGCACTAAATTTATTTGTATCTAAAGGAGCTGATGCAGGTGCTTCTGCTAACTCAGTCTTTAGTCTTTCGTTTTCTGCTTTTAAGTCTTCTATTGAAAATTCAACAACTTCTGTAGTCTTAATAGATTTTGGAGTAGTTCCTCTTTCTTCTACTTCTTCAGATAATTCTTCTACTTCTTCAGTAGCCTCTACTTTATCTTCTTTTAAGTCTGCAATAGCATCCTCTAAGTTTTGTACTCTTTCTACTAATCTTTCAAAAGCGTCATCTTCAACTTCTAATTCTTCAGTAACTTCTTCCATTTCTTCTTCCTCAACTACTTCTTCAGTTTCGCTTTCAGATACAGAATCTACAACCCCTTCTTCAGAAACAACAAATGTTACTCCTGTATCAGTCTTGTAAGTTCCGATTGGCAATAAAATTGTCGTTCCATCTTCAGTAAGAACGCTCACATCCACGCCTTCAGTTAATTCTTCAGCTGTTGAAACGAAAATAGTTCCGTCCTCGCTTTTCGCTTGCCACGCAAGAGAAACTTCTTCGCCTTTATCAAGACCAAGCGCTACCAATATTTGATTTTTTAAATCCATAGTTTTGTTTTAAGTTCTGTTATATAATAGAATAGTTATTGTTCTGTTTGATTTTTAGATTAATCTTCAATGCCATAAACAATAGAAGACGCTTTTTCTAATTGACTTGCTGCATTTCTTGTACTATTTTCATAAGCACTTGCATCCCTCACTAAAACAGCAACTTCACTTGGTAAATCAACTCCTAATTCTTTTGCTTGTTTTCTTACCTTATCCCAATCACTCTCTAAATCTTTAAATGTTTTATTAAGTTTACTAGCTTCACTTTCTGCTTTATCTATTATTTGCCCTGCTTTTCTTGCTCCTGAATTCATTTTATTAAAAGATTCTATTGCCGACTTTGTTTTCTTTGACAAGTCATCTATTGCACCCAACTCAACCTTTTCAGTCTTCAATTCAGTTTTGTTTTCTCTTATTAGCTCGTTTAAAGCTTTTAGTATTTGTTCTTGTGTTGGTTTCATATTATTTTATTATATTTTAATACTAGGGTATCTTACTGTATCATTTCCTGCTATTCTTAATTCCTTTGCAATTCCTACTGCTTCTTTATATTGTGGAATATCTAAAGCTTTTACTCCTAATTCGTTTGCTTGAATAGAAATATCGTCCATTATGTTGCCGTGTTTTTTCCAAGTATCTTTAGCGTCTTTTATTTCTTTCTCATAAGAATCATTAAGCTTTGTATAATCACTTACTTCATCTCTTATGCTATTATACAATTTACCTATTCTTTCCCCTTTACTTAAAACATTTTGAGCAATTTTTTTACCTTCTGTATTTGACTTTTTTAAATCATCAACTAAACCCAACTCAACCTTTTGAACACTTAACAATTCTTTCAATGCTGTCTTAACTTCTTCGTTTGTAAATTCTTTCTTCTTATTCATTTGTTCAAATTTATTTGTGAAATAACCCTCAATTGATAACCCGCGTAAATTGCCCGATTTAATCTCTTTCCATAGGTCATCATTATCTATTTTTAAAGAAACCATCCAAGTTCCTACAGGAAGTGAAAATCCGTAAAGTGTAGATTTATCTAACTTACTATCTGCTATAATCCAACTCTCAACTGTTAGAACTCCTGAAACTCTGTCTTGGTGTTGGTAGGTTGCTTTGTGATGGTTGTTATGTTTTAAATAGAGTTCACTTGCTTTTTTAACTGTTGCTTTTGAAAAGAAAACGAAATAGTCAGATGAAGTATTTGGATCGTGTCTTAGTATAGTTTTTTCAGGAATTAAAGCAGGAGAAATTAAAATTCTCTTTTCTTCATCTACTTTAGCGAAAGTTAAGTTGTTCTTCTCTTTACCAAAGAATACAAAGTCTTGTTCAATTGCTGGAGATGTTACTAGAGAAATAGCATCAATTGCAAGTTCTTGATTATCGTCCTGTATTACTAATTCTACAATTTTAGTTTCTGTCATAGTATATAATAGATATTAAGTTACTTTATTTGATTTTAATGTGTATCTTTGTGGTCTAAAGAAATTAACGCTTAGCTTTCGGTGCGGCCTTATCTATCTCCTTGACTGTTGGCTCGGAACATCAGTCAGGGAGTAATAAGGTTTAAATAGTAGCCCTCCTTCTAATATTAGCTAATTGGTTTTGACTGTTAGACATTTCGTCTGTTACTACATAAGCCTTTGTCGCTTCAGGTGCTACTCCTCCACTAATATCAAAAGCTCCTGACATCATTTGAGGTGCAGGTGGTGTTGTAGCAGGTGGAGGATCTGTTGCTCCTGGAACTTCTGTAGCTAATATAGTTTTAACATTATTAAGTCCTGCTGCAATTACAGCTGCTCCTGTAACGAATCCTAAAGTACCACCTTGAGCAAAGGCTTTATTCGCACCTACATAAGTATCTATTACGGCACTTGCTACGGCTAAAGCTTTGTTATCCCCTGCTAATGCACTTAATGCCCCTGCAAGTCCTGAGAATGCCTCTAACTGCTCATTCATATTAGCCTTAACTACTTCAGTCTTTTGTTTCTCATATTGTTTAGTAATAGCTGTAGTTTCTGATCCTGACTTTCTAGCCATTTCTAACTTAGCATCATAAGCATCTTGCAAGTCTTGTAATTCTCTTTCTAATCCTGATAAACCTTCAGCTCTTAACTCTTTTTGTGATTCTAGTAATTCCTTTTCAAGTCCTACTTGGTTTGTCTTTTGCTCTGACAACTGACCTGTAATAGTTTCTTCAAGTGCAAGTTGTGCGTTCTGAGCAGCTAATAAAGCTAATCTATTTTCATCATTTCCGTTCTGCTGTACTGCTAATGCTGCTGCTGTAACTTGTTTCTGTATTTGGTCAGACTGAAGTTTCTGTTGTTCTTCTAATGATTTTTTTAAGTCGTTATTGGCTTGTATCCTTTCAGCAAAAGTCTTTGTTTCATCATCTCTTATTTGTCTAAGTAGTTCTGCCTCTCTTAGTTTCTCAGCGTTTAACTTTTCAAATTCTGCTTGAGCAAATTTAGCCGCTTTAACTGCTGCTGTTGTAGCCTCTGCTTGTTCATAATTAGCTTTTATTGAAATCTTACTTATACCCTCAGAAGCCTTTTCATATATATCTCCTATCTCACCTATTGCATCCCCTATATTGTTTACAATATCTTTTCCTGCATCTACAGCTGCTACTGCTACTTCTGCTAAGTTCGTTTTAGTTAATTTTATTTCTTCTCTAAGTTCTGCAATTTTACCTTTATCACCACCACCCAATGCACTATCTTCCCAAGCTAAAGTTAATTGTTGTATTCCTAGTTTAAGTCCGTAAAAAGCAAGCTTCAAAGGAGTTAATGCAAGCGTAACTATTCCAGACAAAACTTTTCCTAGTCCATCAAATCGGTCTGAGCTTTCCGTTACCCAAGAAACAACGTCTGTTAATACTGTAACAACTTGATTGAAAGTAGTAGAAATAGTAGACATTACTGTTTCCATTAAGTCCATAGCTTTTTGATTCCTTTCAACTGCTTCTTTAAGTGCTACAAATAAAGCAATAATCA